GGAGTAGGAATATAAATATTAACAATTAAATTAAAATTAGAAATTATGAGTAACCAATTAACAGGAACAATTAAATTAATCGGAGAGAAACAAGTATTTGAATCTGGGTTTCAGAAAGTAGAATTTGTTATTACAACAAATGATGAGAAGTATCCTCAAGATGTTAAGTTTGAAATCGTACAAGATAAGGTAGATGACTTTATCAAGTATAACAAAGTAGGAACATCTGTAGACGTTAGTTTCAACGTTAGAGGTAATGAATATAATGGTAAGTATTATGTTAGTCTTTCGGCTTGGAAAGTGTTTAAATCAGGAGCTAATGCACCAGCAACAGATATTGGTGTGCCAACAGAGGAGTTAGCTACAAGCGATTTACCTTTCTAAATTAGATAAGGGGAGGTTTAAAAGCCTCCCTTTTTTTATTAATAAATAAAACAAAACAAATGACAGAACAAGAATTACAAGAACATAACGATCATCTAATGTTTATGCAATCTATAGAGGAAGAATGCACTATAGATATAAATAAAAAAATAGAACATCCTCCAGTGGCAATTAGCTTTAAGACAAAAGAAATTGTTATTAGGAATGGTAGTGTTAAAGAATTTCCTATACCTATTGGAACTTATGGTAACTTTAGCTTTATACAAGCACCGCCAAAATCAATGAAAACATTTTTTGTTAGCTTATTAGGTTCAGCTTTCTGTAATCCTAATGGAAAATTTACTAAGGGTATGAATTCTTTTAGAGGTAATAAACACTTTATACATTTTGATACAGAACAAGGGGATTGGCATTCACAAAGAGTTTTTAAGAGAATCCAATGGATGAATAAAGGATTAAAATTAGACTTTTATCATACGTTTGCATTAAGAAAAGTAGGTTATCAAAGTAGAATAGACTTTATAGAATATTATTTAGAGCGTATGAAGGAAGAAGGGAAGGAAATAGGATTAATAGTTATTGATGGTATTGCTGATTTAGTTAGCGATGCAAATAATTTAGAAGAATCTAACTTAATTGTACAGAAAGTAATGGCTTGGACCACTATTTATAATTGCCATATAGTAACTGTAATCCATAGCAACTTCGGTTCAGACAAACCAACAGGACATTTAGGTAGCTTCTTAGAAAAGAAAGCGGAGACACAAATACAATTAGAAAGGGATGAGAATAAGTTTGGCTGTATAACAGTCTCTTGTAAGAGAAGTAGAAACACACCATTTGAATCCTTTGACTTTATATTAAATGAAAATGGATTACCTAAGATAATTACTGCTGACGAATTACTAAGTTTCTAATAATTTGTTAATAACTTTTTAACAAAAGATAAACAATAAACATTATATTTATAACACAAAACAAAAATTATGAAAGATTTTAGACCAAGATTAAAAGGCAAGATATTAAAAGCTTATAAGAACTTAACTAAAGTAGAGAATAGAGTTCTTGTTATAGGGGATTTGCACGAACCATTTTGTTTAGATGGTTATTTGGACTTCTGTAAAGAGCAGTATGCTATACACAACTGTAACAAGGTTGTTTTTATTGGAGACGTTATTGACAATCATTATTCAAGTTATCACGAATCATCTGCAGATGGTTTAGGGGGTAAGTTTGAGTTAGAACAAGCAGTAAAGAAATTAGCTAAATGGTATAAAGCATTTCCTGATGCAGATGTTACTTTAGGTAATCACGATAGAATTATTATTCGCAAAGCACAATCATCTGATATTCCAAGTAAGTGGATTAAGGAGTTTTCTGAGGTATTAGAGACACCTAATTGGAACTTTGTAACAGAGGTTTATTATGATGGAGTTCGATATGTTCACGGAGATAAAAGTGGTAAACCAAGAATGTCTGCTAAAAGAGATATGGTATCTACAGTATCAGGACACTATCATACAGATTTTTATTGTGAATGGATGTTCGGTAAAACAAGAGCTATATTTGGAATGGCAGTAGGTTGTGGTATAGACAGTAAATCTTATGCTATGGGATATATGCAGGGCGGTAAAAAAGAAGCGGTTGGTATAGGCATCGTATTAGGAGGTCATACTGCTTTCAATGTGAAAATGGTATTGTGATGACAGAGAAGTCTACTATAGATTTATTAAACAGGATTAAAGGAATTAACCTTTCATTAGCATCTGACACTTATAGTTGTTACGATGCTTTTGATGTTAATTATATAGTTGAGATAAAGAACAGAAGAAAGTATTATTCTGATAAAATTATTGAGGCTATGAAACTGTTTACCAACTATCAAGAATCACAAATAAAAGGTAAGACGTTTCTATACGTTGTAACTGATGAAAAAGGTGTGTGGGTATTTAATATATCTAAAAACATAGCCTCTATAGTTGAAACACCTGTGAAGGCTTTCAGATGTCCTAAGACCACTGACTTTGAAAATAATAGTAAAATCAACAAGTATTCTTATATACTTCCTGAATCAATGGCTAAACATATAGAGTATGACTCATAAAATAATATCCCCTTTATTTATTATGCTACCTAGAAAGACTGTAAAAGATAAAAGGATTGCTTTGAATATGAATACATATAGGAACTTACATCATAGAATAAGTAATGATGCCAAAAAAGCCTATTCAGAGGCTCTTAGAGGACAGTTAGAGGGCTTATCTGTACAAACACCTGTCGAGGTAACTTATAAGGTCTATAAAGGCTCTAAAAGACGTTTAGACAAGATGAATGTAGTTAGTGTAGTAAGTAAGTTCCTATTAGACTCTATAACTGAGTATGGTTGTTGGGAAGATGATAATGATGACTATGTAAAGAAAGAGACTATATTACCTACAGAATTAGATAGAGATAACCCAAGAGTAGAAATAATTATAAAAGAGATTTAATGTTAGAAAAATTAGCAGTTCATCACGAGTTATGGATTAAAATGTTATTAAATTTAGGTTGCGATATTTACGTAGCTAAAGACTTGGTGCAAGATATGTACCTGAGAATGCACAGACTTGTGAAAGATGAGAAGAGGATTATGTATAAGGATGATATAAATAGGTATTTCGTTTGGATTACATTAAGGAATTTGTACTACTCTTATTTAAAAGATGAAAGAAAAAGAAATAGTATTTTCTATGAAATATTAGAAAATGATGAAGTTGTTGAAAATAAATATAATGTAGAGGAAGATTCTGCGTTTGAAAAAATAATGAATAAGGTAAATGAAGTAATATCTGATTGGACTGTTTATGATAAAAGATTATTTGAGCTTTACTTCTTACAAGGGTTATCTCTACGAGCTATATCGAAAGGAGCTAAGATAGGATTAACCTCTATACATAACTCGATACTAAACCAAAAAGCTATATTAAAAGAATATTTATCAGAAGATTTAATAGATTATTTTAACCAAGATTTTGACAATATATGAAACCAAACAATTATTATTTAGAATTAGAGAAACAAGGGTACTATGAAACTATAGACAAGAGGTCTAAAGATTATAGGGAATATAAACAATGGAAAGCTTCAAAGAGAAGTGAAGATTATAATAACCTAAAGCAGAAGGTTGAGAACCAATCAAAAGGTGTTGGAGATACAGTGGCTAAAATTACTAAAGCTACAGGAGTAGATAAGTTAGTTAAGTTTATAGCAGGAGAAGATTGTGGTTGTGATGAGAGACAAGTCAAGTTAAATAAACTGTTTACCTATAAAAATATAAATTGTATATCTGAGGATGATTATATTTATCTAAGTGATTTTGTGGATAGTAAGACAAATAAAACTACTTCTCAACAAAGAGCAAGATTAATATCCATCTATAATAATATTTTTAATACTAACCAAAGAAACACAAGTTGTAAACCCTGTATTATAGGAATTGTAAATAAATTAAAAAAGTACTTGCAAGTTTATAAATAGTTTTGTAGCTTTGCTTCGTAACTTTAAAACAAATATATTATGAAGCGAATTAAACAACAAAGATTAAGTCAGTTTTGGAATCACGAAATAAATCCTATCACTGGATGGATTGAACGCAAAAATGATGCTGACAATAAAAAGAAAAGGAAAATCAGTAAGATTAGATTGGATAAGAAAGTAAACAAAAGTGTTGAATACTCAATATATTAACAGATGAAAGTAATATTTGATGCAGATAGTTTGATATATGCTTCTTGCTTTAAAAGGAAAGAAGATAGGAAATCAGCAGGTGATTTATTTGAGACTGATGTTAATATATCTTTTAATAAATTTCAGAACACTTTTAGTAAATTGTTGGCTTTCTTAGAAGACTTGGTGGAGGTAGATGAGGTTGTTTTTTGTAATGGTTCTAAGAACAACTTTAGAAAAGACATTTCCCCTACATATAAGTTAAATAGAACGCAGAAGAGACCAGATACATTGCTTTTGCTTCACGATATGGTTAAGCTTGAATATAACTCTGTTTATGGTGATGGTGTAGAAACAGATGATGTTGTTGCTACATTGTGGGCAGAAGAGGTAGAGAAGAATGGTATTGACTCTGTTATCATAATGTCATTAGACAAAGATTATAAGCAATTCCCTTGTTGGTTTTATAACTACAACTATAAGAATAGAGAGTTGATTAAAATATCAGAACAAGAAGCAAATGAAAACTTCTATTCTCAGATGATTATAGGTGATACTGCTGATAATATAAATTATTGTAATGGTTATGGTAAGGCTTACGCTAAAAAGCTCTTTAAAGGTTCTGAAAACGAATATTCATTAATCAATAGAACCTATAGATTATATAAAGAGATATATGGAGACGATGCTAAATCGATGTTTAATGAGGCTAAATCGTTATTAAAACTTAAAACAGATTGTTATGAGAACATTAAGCGATGAAGATAAGTATATTGTGGAGCTTTACTTCTCAAATTCAATCATAGAGATTCAAGAAGGGCTTCCTAAGTATATTTTAGAGGATGTTTTAGAGTATTACGAGGAACAAGAGTATTATTTAGCTTGTGCAGGGATAAAAAAGGCTTTAGATTGGTATGAAATGAATACTTTCACTAAAACAATGATAGAAATAGATAAAATAAGAGAAAACAACAAATTAAATTAAAACAAACGATATGATAGATTATAATAAGGAAAACGCAGACAAATTAGCAATAGATTTTGAAAAATTAACAGGTATTAGCTTAAATAGTGGCTCAAGAAAGACATCAATAATGATTACAAGGACATTATTCTATAAAATATTAAAAGATTTTAATTTTATGAACGATAGAATGATTTCTGAATGGTTCAAGGGCAGGGGTATTGATAAAAATAGGTCATCAATTTATCAATCATTAGATAAAATAAGTATTTATTATAAATCATTTCCTTTATTCAGAAAATTGTATAATATTTACTTTAATGATAGAGCCGAAGAATTTATTAAGATGCAAGAAGCTAAAAATAAGCGTTTTGAGAATGTTAAACAAAATTTAGGTACAAGTATACTAAAAAGAGACAAAGATGCCTTAGAATTGCTTATAGACACTATTCCACAAGATAGAAGGGATGAAATACGAGAAATTGTAAGCTTAAGGGTTAAATCTTGGAGCTGGAAAAGTAAAGATGAATGTAAAATAATAGAAGGTGAGACTTCATTAGAATCTTACTGTTTTTAATTAATAAAATATGTATATTATGGGAATATTAGTTGTATTATTTATAATAATAGTAATAAAAATAATAGTTGAAGTTAAAAATAATTAATTATGAGAGGTACACAACCGCATTACGAGAACGGAAAAGATTACGACATCATAGATGTTATAAGGGATTATGATTTAAACTTTTGTAGAGGTAATATCATTAAGTATATTGCAAGAGCAGGGAAAAAGCACGATGAATTGCTTGACTTGATTAAGGCACAAGACTATTTAAACAGAGAAATAGAATTATTAAGAAATAGAAACAAAATAGACAAATGAAGCTAATTTTATCAATTATTTTATGGTTATTCGTAGCGAGGGTTTTTATTTGGTTTGGTAAAATAATATTTAAAGAAACTGAATTATAATCTTACTTATAGATAAATATATCTTACTCTTTTAGTTTAAATGTTAAATAAATGTTAAAAAGTATTGTTGCTTTAAAAAAGAATTGTATATTTGAATATTATTAATTATTAAAACAAATATTATGACCGAAGAACTAAAAGACAAAATATTATCAATTAGACCAGAGTATTTAGATAATGGTAATTCTATTAACCCATTACCATATGAAGTTTCTTTATATTATCAACAAGATGATTACTTGATAGATTTAACTTTAGATGTGAATGATGTATTAAATGCTGAGATATTAATAAATGAAGAGGATTATGAATTATCAGATTCAGATGTTAAGTTTATATGTAAATATCTTTCAGGATTATTAGATTATGAAATACAGGTTACTGAGAGGTATTATGAAGCAGAAAGGAATGAACAAGATAACTATTACTACTATAGCTAAAAAACAAACAAAATGAAAATATTAAACTTATATGCTTGTTTAGGTGGTAATCGATACAAGTGGAACGAAGTAAAAGAAGATATACAGGTTACTGCTGTGGAATTGGATGAG